GCGTGGAAGTTAACGAATGGGGCCGCCCTGTGCGGTACGCCTTCCTCACGCGCCACCCAGGTGATTACTGGTTCCAGAATGCTCCTCAGCGAAATGAAAAGCATGTCTTCCTGCCTGCGGAAGATGTCATTCATCTTTTTATCCCTGAGAGGCCGCAACAACATCGTGGCGTACCGTGGTTCCACCCTGTGATGACGGATGCTCATCAGCTTCAAGGGTATGAAGAAGCAGCGGTGATCAGAGCGCGCGCTGGTGCCAGCGTGATGGGCTTTATTACCAACCAAGAAGGTGAGTTAACCGCTGACGATATTGAAAATGAGCGTCGCATCAGTGAGTTTGAGCCTGGGATGTTTAAGTACCTTATGCCCGGGGAAAATGTAACAGTTCCAAATATTGATTCACCGGATCAGCAATATGAAATGTTTGTGCGCAATAAAGTGCGCAGGTTTGCCAGTGGCTTCGGTTGCTCGTATGAGACGCTGAGCCGCGACTTCAGTGATACGAATTATTCAAGCAGCAGGTTGTCACTGCTTGAGGATCGGGAGCACTGGAAGGTGGTGCAGTCTTACCTGATCGAGCACTTCCACATGCGGGTGTTCCGTGAGTGGTTGGCGCTTGCGGTGTTGTCGGGCGAGCTGCCGTTTGATGATTTTGAGACTCGCCCTGAGCGTTATGACACACCGCGTTGGATGGCGCGCGGTTGGGATTGGGTGGATCCGTTGAAGGAAGTGAAGGCTTACAGGGAGATGGAGCAGGCTGGGTACATGACCAAGGCGCAGATTGTGGCGAAGCTTGGCGGTGACTTTGATGAGAATCTGGCTGAGCTAGCTAGGGAGCAGCAAGCGGCTGAGCGCTTGGGCGTTGAGCTTGATCGAGACATCGTGGAGCAGCCAATGCTGCCGGCGGATGCGCCGATGCCTGCTGAGGAGCCACCTGCACCAACCCGTAGCCGGAGGAAGAAGTAATGGGTGCTAAGCCGACTGATGGGATGAAAGAAGAGGCGCGGCGTTATCGCGCCTGGAAAGAGGAGGGCCGCAAGGGTGGCACTGATGTTGCCGCTCGGCGTGCGGGTCAGATTTTGAGTGGCAACGAGTTGAGCGATGAAACCATTCGCACGATGAGTGCATGGTTTGCTCGCCATGAAGTGGACAAGCAGGCTGAGGGATTTAGCCCTGGTGAAGAAGGGTATCCGTCTCCTGGAAGGGTTGCATGGGCAGCCTGGGGAGGTGACCCAGGTAAAACATGGAGTGATGCACTTGTGGCTCGTATGGACTCTGACCGTGAGTTGACGTCTGATTTAACTGCGCCACAGGTGCAGCTTTATGAGGCGTTTGAAGAAATTGCCGAAGAGCTTGGCCAATTTGGTCAGGATGCTGGACCTCATGGTTCGCACTACATGGCCGAGAGCCCGTTCGCTGAGGATGGGATGGTTTGCTCGAATTGTGCGTTTTATGCGGGGCCACGCGCCTGCGAAATCGTGAGTGGCGATATTGCCCCTGAAGGCGTCTGCAAATTCTGGATTATTCCTGAACGGCTGATGTCAGAGCAGCCCGAGATGGAAGAGGGTCGTCCTTATCCAAATGAGCATGCAGCAAGGCTGCGTGATCCGGGGCAGTATGACCGCTTCCGCCGTCGCAATGATGCAGGCGGCAAGGGTGTTGATTTTATTTTTGGGATCAAGGAAGGGGAGTCTGGCGCCGAGTTACAGGCAATTCGCTTCAAGCTGAGCGAGTTCACTGCTGCTGAGGCTCGCGCGTGGTTGAGCGAGCGTGATTATGAACCGCTTGAATTTGAAGAAGCGACAGGTGAGCGCTCTAAAGTAGAGCAAATTGAGGCTGAACCTGTGACAGCAGAACGTGCTGCTCCTGATGCGCTGCAGGAGGGCGATTTTGTTTCTTGGGATAGTTCAGGCGGTCGCGCTCGTGGTCGCATTGAGCATGTGATGCGTGAAGGCACGCTTGGCGTTCCTGGCACTGAATTCAGCATTGATGCCAGTGAGGAGGATCCGGCGGCCCTGATTCGCATTTATCGCGAAGGTGAGGCGACTGAGACGATGGTTGGCCATCGCTTCAGCACATTGACCAAGATCGAGCCAATTGGCGATCGTTCCCTGGAAGGCAAGTATCAGCGCACCGAGAGCGTTCAGTTCCGTGCTGTTGATGATCGGAGCTTTGAGTTTCCGTTCAGCTCCGAGTATCCGGTGATGCGGTACTTCGGCAACGAAGTGCTGAGTCACGAAATGGACGCGGCCGATCTTGGCCGACTGAATGACGGTGCGCCTCTACTGTTCAATCACGATCCAGATCGTGTTGTTGGCGTTGTAGAGCGTGCTTGGGTTGATGGGGAGAAGAAGCGCGGCTACGCCAAAGTGCGTTTCTCGCGTAATAGCTTCGCTCAGGAAATTCTTGCTGATGTCCGCGATAATATTTTGCGCGGCATCAGCTTCGGTTATTCCATCGACAAGATGGAAGAACGAGGCGGTGATTTCGTGGCTACCAGATGGTCGCCTTACGAAGTCAGCGTGGTCTCTATACCTGCTGATCCTACGATTGGAATCGGCAGGTCTCTAAATGATGAGACCGTGATTCAAGCGGCCCCCGCCGCATCACCAACACCTGAACCTGAAATGGAAAACACTCCAGATCTGGAGGTGATCCGGTCCAAGGCCGCAGAGGCCGAGCGTACCCGTATCGCCGCTATCAATGCACTGGGCGAAAAGCACCAGATGCAAGACCTGGCTCGTGAGCTTGTCGAAGGTGGTCGCACCCTCGATGAGGCTCGCGCTGCCGTCCTCGAAAAACTCGGCTCTCAACCCATGGAAGAACCCATCCGTTCTGCCGACATCACTTCTAATGATGTTGGCCTCTCCGATAAGGAGACTCGCTCTTTCAGCTTTGCTCGTGCGCTGAACTACCTGGCTAACCCCAGCGATTCCGCCGCTCGTCGCGCTGCTGAGTTTGAGATCGAAGTCGGCAAGGCTGCTGCTCAGAAATATGAGCGTGCCAGCAATGGCATCGTGATCCCGAACGAAGTGCTGCGTCGTGATCTGGTGGTGGGCACCCCCACTGCTGGCGGCAACCTCGTTGCTGATGAGCTGCTGGCTGGTTCGTTCATCGACCTGCTGCGCAATCGTCTTGCACTGGCTCAAGCTGGCGTGACCATGCTGACCGGCCTGCAAGGCAACATCAGCATCCCCCGTCAGACCTCTGCTGCTACTGCCTACTGGGTGGGTGAGAACAGCAGCCCGACCGAAAGCCAGCAGGCAATCGATCAGGTCAACATGACCCCCAAGACTGTGGGTGCTTATGTCGACTACAGCCGTCGTCTGCTGCTTCAGTCCTCGATCGATGTTGAGGGCATGATCCGTAACGATCTGGCTCGCGTGATTGCTCTTGAGCTTGACCGCGCTGCCATCTACGGCACCGGCTCCAGCAACCAGCCTCTGGGTCTGACCAACACCACCGGTATTGGCAGCCAGACCATTACCACCTACGGCACCTTCGCTGAGTACATCGGCATGGAAACCGATGTGGCTTCTGCAAACGCTGATGCCGGCAGCCTGCGTTACATCATTAACGCTGCTGCTCGCGGTGCTCTGAAGTCGACGGAAAAAGCCACTAACACTGGCATGTTCGTGTTCGAGGACAACGAAATCAACGGTTATCCCGTGATCGTGTCCAACCAACTGCAGAACAACGATGCTCTGTTTGGCGACTTCTCCATGATGATCATGGGTATGTGGTCTGGTCTGGATCTGACTGTTGATCCTTACGCTGGTGCTACTGCTGGCACCGTCCGCGTGATTGCTCTGCAGGACGTGGATGTGGCTGTGAAGCAGCCTGGCGCATTCTGCCTCGGCACCTGATCATGAGGGTCGAGATCCTGCGTCAAGTCATGGTCTCGGGGGAGTCGGTTTCGGCCGGCTCCTTTATTGAGGTGAGTGAAGCTGACGCAAATTTATTGGTTGGTGGCGGCAAGGCTGTTTTTGCACCTGCCGTTCAGGAGCCCGCACCTGTTGAGGTGACGGAAGAAGTTAAGCCTGAGCCGGTCAAGCCCGCGCGCAAGGCACGCACCTACGCCCCTAAGGAGGACTGATCATGGCCATTCTTTCTACTGGTCTGGAGAAGCTGCAGCATTTTGCTTTGGCTCCTACCGCTGCTCGCACTGCCAACCTGAATGGCACTGCTGTTGACATGAACGATTACGAGGGCGACCTTGTGATCATTCTTGATGTTGAGGCTGGTGGTACTTCGACTCTGGATGTCAAAATCCAGTCGAGCGATACCTCTGGTGGTAGCTACACCGATGTGACCACCGTGTTCAACCTTGACGGCACCGAGCAAGCGTCTGCTGCCGTGGCATTTGCCCAGGTGAGCACCTCTGCTGACAAGCAGTATCTGGTGTTCCCCAAGGGCGCTGCTAAGCGTTGGATCAAGGCTGTGTCTGTGACTGACACCTCCACTCACACCTATTCCATCAACGGTGTCGGCGTGAAGAAGTACGCTTGATAGCGGATGACGGACGGGGCCTCGGGTCACTTCGGTGACCTGAGGCTTTTTTGTGCTTAGAATTTTTCTATCGTCGCTGATTCAATGGCATTCACCGAAGATTTAAGTGTATTTGTCGCTGACTTCGGCGTACCGGTATCGGCCGCCGGCAGGACTGGGTTGGGGATTTTGGATATGCCTAGCGAGATGGTTGCTGATGGTGTTGTGCTGACGACTGACTATCAGCTGACAGTGGTGACATCGGATTTTGGCAGTTTTACTGCGGGCGACAGCGTGACGGTTGATGGGGTTTCTTACAAGGTGCGCTCGCCTGAGCTGATCGATGATGGCAAGTTCACTAAGCTAATGCTAATGAGGACTTGATTATGCCTGAGATTTACGGAAGCTGGGCAAGTAGACGTGAGAACATCACTGTTCTTGGGACGTTGACGGGCGTTGGATCAACTGCTGCGGTTGAGGTGTCAGGAAATAGCTTTGTGTTTGTTCACAATACGACCGGGGGCAACGTCACCATCGATGACGAAGGAAGTCTTGATGGTGTTTCATGGTTTTCACTTGACGAAGCAAAAACCCATAGCGAATCTGGAGTTGACGCGCATTTCTATTCGCCCAGGATTGTTCGTTACGTGAGATCTACTGTTACTGCAAATCAGAACGGCGCATCAGTGACGATCACGATGGCATGCGATTAGAGACATGGACCGCGACACCTTCAAAAACTGGGTCAAGGTGATGCAGGCTTTGGAGGTGGCGGGAAAGACTGACTGTTATATTTATTATCGAGCAAAATCAATTGTGAGCGGCGGCGCAGATCCTGGGCCGTTTGGCAAGCTTCCACAGCGAGGATTCAATGGCGACCAAGCGTGAACAAATCCTGGCAGCTATTGCTACCGCACTTGCTAGCACGGCGGGAGTGAGCGGTCGCGTTTATCGCAGTCGGGTAACTGCGGTACAGCGCGCTGAGTCACCAGCAATTGTGGTGGAGCCAATCAGCGACACGCCGACGCAGAACACGAGCTTGCCGACCTTGGACTGGCGGATGCGCGTCAGGGTGAGTGTGATTGTCAGGGGCGACGTGCCTGATCAGCTTGCTGATCCTGTGATCGAAAGCATGCACGCCAAGATGGTTGCTGATTTGACCCTTGGTGGCCTTGCGATTGACGTGCAGCCTGACGAGGTTTCGTTCAACCTTGTCGATGCCGATCAGCCTGCGGGTGTAATTTTCAATGATTATATCGTTCAATACAGAACGAGTGTTGCGAGTTTGACGACGTAGAGTCTGTTAAGTCTGCCGATCTAGCATGGCTTCGTACATCATTGATCCAGAGACAGGCTCTGCCGTCTTGGTGAGACGGACGCTGCCATTCGACCATCAAGAGGTAACTTCCAATGCCCCTTCTAACTCGCAAACGCCTGATCCTTCTGGAGACGGAATCGACATACGGAACGGATCCGACACCCGACGGCGCCGACGCAATTCTGGTGCGGGATTTGAACATCACCCCCCTGCAGAGTGATGTCGTAAGCCGCAACTTGATTCGCCCTTACCTGGGCGCATCTGAGCAATTGCTGGCAAATACTCGCGTTGAATGCACTTTCAGCGTTGAGCTTGCTGGTTCTGGTACTGCTGGCACCGCTCCTCGCTATGGCAAGGCTCTGCTTGCTTGCGGGCTAAAGGAGACAGTTGCTGCCTCGACAAGCGTCACCTATGCGCCGGACGACACCTTCCCGCCGGATAGCTGCACCATCTATTACAACATTGATGGCGTGCTGCACAAGGTGACTGGTGCTCGCGGCACTTTCAGTCTCAATATGGCTGTGGGTGAGATTCCTTCCATTGATTTCACCTTCACTGGTGTATACAACGCACCTACTGACACCGCCGCTCCTGCTGTCACTTACGCGAACCAGGCAACGCCTGTGATCGCAAAGCAGGGCAACACGACTGGCTTCGAGCTGCTGTCCTATAGCGGCTGCCTCCAGTCGGTGACCTTCGACATCGGCAACACGCTGGTGTATCGCGATTTGATCAACTGCACCAAGCAGGTGCTGCTGACCGATCGTGCTAGCACCGGTAGCGTCGTGATCGAAGCGCCGACCATTGCTCAGAAGGACTACTTCACTGCAGCTCTGAGCGACGGCACCCTGGGCAACCTGTTGTTCCAGCACGGTCAAACCGCTGGCAACATCTTTGATTTTGCCTCTACTCGAGTCGATATCGGTGATGTGAGCTACAGCGACCAGGACGGCATTCACATGCTGACCATCCCCTTCACCTGCGTTCCCTCGACCGCTGGCAACGACGAGTTCAGCTTCGTTTACACCTGATTAAAGTGTGATTGGAGAGTGAAGGCACGGGGGCCGCTAATGCGGCCCTTTTTTGTCGGGTGTATGCTGTTGCAGTATCGCGTTCATTACGCATGGCATTTGTCCGTAAAAAAGTTAAGGTCTTTTCTTGGCCAGTCAGCATCGAGGAGCCTAGCGACGGCGGCACTTTTGACACGGTGACCTTTGACGCGAAATTCAAGCGGGTTGGCCGCAAGGAGTTTCAGAAGCTTGGCGAGAAGGGTGAGCTTGACCTGCTGAAGGTAATCATGGTGGGCTGGGAAGGCATCCAAGATGAGGATGGCAAGGAAGTGCCGTTTTCGATTGAGGCGATGCGCGACCTGTCTGATGACCCTTATTGGATTCGTGGCGTGCTGAAGGCTTACACCGAAACTTTTGAAGGCGCGCGCCAGGGAAACTGAAGGAGGCTGCCGTCTACTGGGCTGGCGGCGGCAAACGTATAGAAGATAAAACCGGGGAGGACGCTGCTGCATTTGGCATTGTCCTCCCTGAGCAGCCGCGTGATGAAGCGGTTGATTTTGAGGTGTGGGATGAAAACTGGGATGTCGTGATGATGTTCCTGCGCATGCAGACGCAATGGAACACGACGATGGCTGGCTACCTCGGGTTGCGATATGAGGTGATGCTGTGTGCTGGCGGGATGTTTGACCTTTACAATGTGGAGAATCGCCGCAAGATGCTGGAGGATCTTCAGATAATGGAGGCTGCAGCGTTAAGCGAATTGGCCAAGGACAAGGATGTCTAAGCAGGTTGCTCCTCTTGATATCAAGGTTGGCATTCAGGGCCTTGAGGAGCTGACGCGACTAAAGAGCGCGTTTAAGGGGCTAACGGGCACAGTTGGCATTACGGAAGATGCAATCAATAAAGCTATTGATGGAATCAAAGAATATGTGCGCACTGCAAACAACAGTGAAGCTGTAATTAAAGGGCAGATTGATGCTTTTCAGAAATTAAAAAGTCAAGCTGATATTACGGGCACTACCTATAAGAAGCTTGATGCCGATATCAAGCGCCTTGAACAGGAGCTGAAAGGCGCGTCTGAAGGTTTGATTAGGCAGCGAGATGCGCTGGTTAAATCTGCAAGCTCAACCAAAAACAGTTCAGTTGAGGTGCAAAAGTACATTAATCAACTTAAACAATTACAAACGCAAACACGCGCTAGTTCTCAAGCTTTTAACGATATTGAGGCAGATATTGAATCGTTGACGTTCAAAATGCGTCAATTGCGCCAAGAAGAGCTTGCTGACTTTGGTAAAAATGCTGTAAATGCAACTAGGGGTGCAATTAGTGGATTGCAATCTGGCGTGCAGCAAAGCATCAGCTTGTTTAAGCGTCTTGGCGAGCAAAGCAAAACTGCGTTTGGTCAGGTTGCTCGAACCATAGAAGGCATTACTGCGATTGGCGTTGGCGGTGCTATTGCTGGCGGTGGAGCTGGTGCTCTTGGCGGGTTGTCTGGCTTGATTCAAGGAGCTGGCGCATCGCTTGGAGGGCTGAAATCGGGCCTTGGCGCAATTCCATTTGCGGGAGAAAAACTGCAAGCACTTGTCAGCCCAGAGGCAATTGCAAGGCTAAATGAGGCCGCGAGCAATGTTGCTGCATTGCAGGCAAAAGTTGCTGGACTTGACCAGGCAATGGATGCAGTAACAAATGCATTTACTGCATTTGGACCGACTGCAAGTGCCGGTGCAATTGCGGCCAGTGCTGGTATTGCAATTATTTATGACAGATTGCGGAATGCTGCCGAAGAAACCCGAGTTGAGCTTGAGAAATCATTTACTGGTATCGACGACGAAGTTCAAGATTTGATCCGTTCGCTGACGAAGCTGCGAGATCAGATTCAATCGTTATCAATGAGCAAAATTAACGAGCTTCTTGGCGCGGCTCGTCAAAGGTTTGCGGCTGCACCTGCTGGATCGCCATTGAGTCGTTCAATGGCGTCGCAAATTGCTGGATTAGAGGCAATCGGACGGGAAGAAGCAGGTCGACAGGCAGTTGTACTTGAAGAATATCGACAGCGTGTTCGAGGCACGTCTGAAGCGGCAGTTGATCTATCGCAGCGATTGTCTTTCTTGAAGGCACGACTGCAAGAAGTTGATACTTCAACCAGTGAAGGCAAAGCTGAATTTGCGCGCTTAAGCAGCGAGACTGTTCAGCTATCTGATCAGCTTCGCAAGCTGGGCGATAGCTATCGGCATGTCGGCACGATGGCAACCCAGGCTGCGACTGCACAAGAAAACGCGGCCAATGCAGCAATCCGAGCAAATTACTTCAATCGTGCGGCAATACGCGCGCAGGAGCAAGCACTTGCTGATCTTGGTCAGCGTGTACGAACTGGTGTAGCCGGTACACCATTGGCGTTGCCTGCGGCTGGTCAGACAGCGGCTGCCGGCACTGGGGCGGCGATTAGCGGTGGTGCCCGCAGATTGACCGGCCAGGTTGAAACGACATTTGACGTTTCTGGCCGAAGGATGGCCCGCACGATTGGAGAACGTGCTGGTTACTACAACCCACCAACTGCCGCTACCGGTGCGGCCGCAGCGGTAGGTCAATCTGCCGAAGCCGCTTCTCGCGCAAGCAAGGCATACAGGGATTTGCTGGTCGATCTTCGGAATGTGCTTCTTGCTTCAAATAACAGTATTTCGTCGCTTGAGCAGCAGCGTGCTGCATGGAATGCATTAAGAAGTGCTGTTGATCCAGCTTCCAAGCAATTTGCAAACGCAAGCAAACAGATTGAAGGGCTTGACGCGCGTTTAGGAAAGCTTCAATCGACACAGCAACGCAGGCGCCGAATGGGCGGCATGCAAATGGCGCAGGCTGCTGGTGCTGCAATTAGCGGTGGTATTTTCGGCGGCCCTGAAGGCTTCCTTGGTGGCGCCATCGGTGGTATTGCTGGCGGTGTAGGCGGTGCTTTCGCCGGTGCTGCTGCTGGCGCGCAAGTTGGAATGCTTCGCCAGCAACTCGGTGGATTTGCGGATTATGCAGCGCAAATTCAGAAGATGCAGATTGCGCTTGAGAATGCAGCAGGAAGCCAAGCGCAGTTCAATCAAGCAATGGCTGCTGCTGAATCTGCAACTCGAAACCTAAATGTTCCGCAAGATGTTGCCATTCAAGGCATGACTAGGTTGACCGCTGCCGTGAAAGGTGCGGGTGGCCAAGTTAGTGATGCTGAAATTGTTTTCAATAATGTCACGTCAGCCATCAAGGCAACCGGCGGATCGGCGCAAGACGTTGATGGCGCGATCACTGCAATGGTGCAGGTGTTCTCGAAAGGCAAGGTAAGCGCTGAAGAACTAAGCGGTCAGCTTGGTGAGCGCCTGCCTGGAGCTGTTACCAAGTTTGCCAAAGCGAATGAGATGAGCCTGCCTGAGCTGCAGAAAGCTTTGGAGCAGGGTGAGGTTGGATTGAACGAGCTGATGAAGTTCATTGTTCAGCTTGGGGACGAATATTCTGGTGTCGCAGGGAAAATTGCGGATTCTAGTCAGGATGCTGGCGCGCGCTTGACCGTGGCATTTAATGATATGAGGATTGCAATTGGCGAAACACTTCAGCCAGTTGGCGCGCAATTCCAGGAAGCTTTTTCTGATTTTATTGTAAATATTACGCCAAGTCTTGTTGCAGCGGCTAAGGCGATCGGGAATGGGATCAAGTTTATTATTGATAATGCATCGCAAATTGGTGCTGTTGTTGAATTTGCAGCAAAGCTTGCTGGCGTTACTCTTGCCTTGAAAGCCTTGCAGGCGATGCAGGGGCCAATTGGCACATTGTTCCTTGCTCTTCAGAGTGGATTTACTGCTACCACGGCACAGGCTGCTGCAGCTCAGACTCGAATTATTGCTTTCGGTACAGCAGTCAAAACTGTTGCTGCTTCGCTTGTTGCTCCAATTATTATCACAGTTGCAATTACTGGCGCTCAAGTTGTTATTGGCTGGCTTAATAAGGTAAAAGAAGCGCAGGATAGAGTTAAAAAAGCCGCAACCGCTACTAGGGGTGAATCCTGGATTCAGGAAATTGGTGGTTCGGCGACTGATTATGCAACCTTGAAAAATCAAGTTCAGGCTGCAGGCGATACCTATCAATATCTTGCAGATAAAATTAAAATTGCAAGGCAGGAAATGGCGACCACGCCATTCAAGCCGAGACGTGAGTTTCTTGCTCAGCAAATTGCGGCAGACGAAGCGCAAATGATTGTTGCGCAATCTCGCTATCGCGCTGGAATTGACGCTTTAGGGCGTCGTCAACCTAGCCGTCCTGCTGTGACAGAGTTTCCAGATCTTGCTGGCGAAGGAGGAAAAGGCAAGGCTGATAAAGCCGCCGAAAAAGCTGCCCGCGAAGCAGAAAAAGCAAGACAAGAAATGCTGCGCCAACTAAAAGCAGCACAAGATCTTAATTTTACAGAAAAGAACAAACTTGACCTGCTTAAGCAAGAAGAGCCTTTTGCAAAAGCGTTTACTGAGTTTGCAATTCGTCGTGCAGAAATTCAAAGAAAATACAACGATTTGCTCAACGCAAGCAGGAGCGCTGAAGAGCGCGCTCAGTTGGAGCAGGCTCGTAGCGCGGCATACAAGCAATCCAGCTTGACGCTGCAAAAAGAAATAAATCAACTAACCGAAAAAGCTGCCGCACCTATTGTTGAAACAGTTGATAAAATTAAAGAGCGAATTGCCTATGACCAAGAATACGCAAAGCTCCTCAAGCAAGGTGTCAATCCCGAGCTTGCGCAGCAACTTTTGGAAATCAAAAAATCATATGAAGAAAGCGTCAAGGCGCTTGAGCCTGCAGTAGAAGCTGCCAAGGCAGCAATTCTCAGGGCTGAGGCTGAAGGAGCCTCTGCAACTGAAATCAAGAAATACCGCGAAGAGCTTGAAAAAATTCAAAAACTTCCTGGACAGAAAAAAGAAGAAGGCGAAGAGGCTGCAAAAAGAAGCGCTGAAGAAAAAGAGCGTGATCGTCTTGCGCAAGAAAAAGCAGAGCGCTTAAAAAATCTATATTCAGACATTGTCGGCACACTTGAGGATGGCATTGTTGGCTCGCTGATGACGGGCATTGATGCCCTAATCACTGGCACAAAAACTCTTGGCGAAGCCTTGAAGGAGATCGCAAGCGGAATCCTTAAGGACATTGGCCAGACATTGCTGCGTTTTGCGGTAAACATGGGTATGCGAGCTGCATTCCCTGGCGCTTTCGCCGCAAAAGGCGCTTACTTCTCTGGTGGCCAGGCTGATTTCGCTCAGAACAGTATTAAGCCATTCGCAACTGGTGGTATCGTCACCCGCCCCACCTTCTTCAAATACGCCAAGGGTGGCGAGATGCAAAACGGCCTCATGGGCGAGGCTGGCCCTGAGGCGATCATGCCGCTTAAGCGTGGTGCTGATGGAAAGCTTGGTGTTGCAGCGAAGCTTGATGGTGCAATGGGCCGCTATCGCCGTTCACCTGGTTCTGCCGGTGGATCTGTTGGTGGTGGCGTGACTGCTGAGCTTGCTGCTGGTGATACTGCCCCGATGGCGCCAATTGACGTTCGCTACAGCGTGGAACGCATCAACAATGTGGACTACGTTACGGCTGATCAATTCCAAGCCGGCATGGCACAAGCTGCCCAACAAGGCGCCATTCAAGGTGAACGCCGCGCCATGCGAACCTTGACCAACAGCGCTGCTGCTCGCGGGAGGCTCGGAATCTGATGGAATTTAATTACGGCCACTTGTTCGAGTTAGGCCCTACCAATCAAACCCGCTTCAGCTTCCAAAATTTTCGCATCAACGAACAAATTACATACAACGATCGCAACTACCTATATCTACCTTTCGGATTTGGTGGTGCGGTTGCAACGCTCAAGGGCGACAACCTAGACGCCACCTTGCAATTCGGCAACACCGATATCACGCGCAACTGGACCGCCGAAGCAATCCAGGGTTTGTGGGTCGGCAAAGTGACCACAGTTTTGTGGTCAGAAGCCAGCATCGCCCGCGTTCTGTACAGCTATTGGGGTGTCTGCTCTGCCGGCGGCTGGGATGAAACCAGCATCCAAGTTTCGCTGAATAGCGTGCTGGATGCCGTTGATGCAAACGTACCAGCCCGCCGGTTGACGCGCCGCACAATCGG